AGCCGAGTATATTGCACACGGGGCAACATTCGTTACTGCAAGTGCCACTTCTGCAATCACACTTGGGCGCAAGAAGGTAAATAATTTTCACCAGTGTACTAATGGATTAGTACAGGCATCTAGTAACCGCAAAAAGTCTATGCAATCCTGCTTGCATGGCATCAGCGGCAAGCCTCCTAGCACTAATCGACGCAGCTATTGAAGCACTCTTAACGGGTGGTGCGCAGTCGTACAACATCGGAGCAAGGTCAGTGACCAAGCTAGACCTTGGTACGCTCTTTGAAGAACGCAGGATGCTTGAGCAACAAGTCCGGCGCGAGACTTCATCTGGTGGGATCAGCCTCGGCAAGATGAATCGAGGTGGCCGATGATCGGTAAGCTAATCGATTCGGTCGTTTCAGCGGTCAATCCGATCGCGGGATTGCGACGGGCTCAGGCTCGCAAAGTGCTCAGGTCGTACCAAGGTGGCGAACCATCGCGGGTTTCGTCCAACCGTCATCCAAAGAACAACCCGGCTGACATCGAGCTATCAGGGCCATTTGGAGCGAATCAGATCCGAGCATGGGCTAGGGATCTTGTACGCAACAACAGCTACGCCTGGGGCGTGGTCGATACGATCGTATCATCGGTAGTCGGTTGTGGGATCAGGGCACAATCAACCTTTGAGACTCCCGAAGGTGATGATGTCGAAGTCATCAACGATTCCCGCGATAAGATTTGGGGCGAATGGTGCGAGGTCTGCGACATCAACGGTCAGCACACATTCGACGAATTGCAGGCTTTGTGCCAAAGGGAAATGGTCGAAGCGGGCGAAGTCCTAATTAGGATCTTGCCGTTGCCATCGACCGAATACAAAGGAATCTCTAGGCCGGTTCCGTTGGCTTTGGAGATCATCGAGGCTGATCGGTTGGCCGGTGACAAAGACACCTACGCAAGCGGGATCAGCCCAGCGAATCAAAACCGCATCGTTCGCGGTGTCGAGGTCGATGAGTTTGGAAAACCGGTCGCATACTGGGTTTATAAAGACCATCCCCTACAGCCCTACGCCTTCACTCGAACGCCAGAGCGAGTGCCAGCTAGGGAAATCCTGCACTTGTTCCGCCAGGAGCGTATCGGGCAAACCAGGGGCGTTTCGTGGTTCGCTCCGGCGTTGTCCTCGATTCGGGATCTTGGAACTTACATTGACAACGAGCTCCAAGCATCTGCGGTCGCGTCATGCTTCACGGTGGCAATCAAGACACAGACACCGCTTGGCGACTTGACCAACCCTGACGGCGAATCAAACACCGATTCGGCGGGGAACCGTATAAGGCACATCGAGCCAGGCCTAATCCTCGATCTTAATCCAGGCGAAGACGTTGAGGGGATCAACCCAGGCAGGCCAAACACCGGGGCAGATGCTTGGATCAAAACGATCCTTCGAGGGGTCGCGGTCGGAACCGGTCTAAGCTATGAGGTTGTCGCAAGGGACTACAGTCAAACTTCATACTCATCGAGTCGAACAAGCCAGCTAGAAGACCGAAGGCGATTTCGCTGCTGGCAACAATACTTGATCCGGCATCTATGTCAGCCTGTATGGGATCGATTCTGCGATGCGGCGGCTCTTTCATCGGTCGATGGCTTTCCGTCTTCGGCTGACTTGCTTGCAGATCGTCGGCGGTTCGCTCCGGTGGAATGGCAAACACCCGAATGGGAATGGGTTGATCCTCAATCGGAGCAGACTGCTTCGGAGATGGCCTTAAATAGCTTCACTGACACCTACGCCAATGTCTTAGGCTCTAGGGGTCGATCATTCCGACAGGTGTTCTACCAAAGGGCCAAGGAAGATCGATTGCGAAAGAAACTTGGTTTGCTGACCAACGAGGAAAAGCAGTTGCAAGTATCGGCGGCTCAAAGCGGTGGGCAATCGCCAACAGCACAACCGCAACTTGGCACAGGCGAAATGATGGGGCTATCAACGCTCCAATTCAATCGCAACCGAAAAGCAATCGCAAAGACTCTCGATGATCTTGCTAGCGGTGCGATCAGCGAATCGGTCGCTAAGGTCTTTTTGTCCTCGATCGGAATGAGCGAAGCGAACGCGCAAGTGCTTATCGACGATGCAAAAGACGGAACGGTTGACACTCAATTTCCAGAGGTGCAAGCGTGAACAAACAAGACCTGATTAAGCGACGAAAAGAACTCGATGATCGTAAGCGACCTGCGAATCTTGAAACGATCCAGCGTCAATTCGGTGCGGTCAAAGATGGTCGCGCAGTGATTGCTACCGAAACACCTGTTGAAATCTACGATCAATCGAGAGGCTGGATCAAGCAAGTCCTATTGATGGACGGCGTTGTTTTCCGCAACGGCAAAAAGCAATTGCCGATCGTTGATTCACACAACGATAAAACTGTTCGCAATGTTTTCGGCTCGATTCGAAACATCGTCATTGAGGATGGCCAGCTAGTCGGCTCGGCTGACTTTGCAAGCGATCCTGACTCGCAGATTGTCGCAACTCGTTACGCCGAAGGCCACCTAAACGACTTCTCGATTGATGCTGTCATCTTGGAGCGTCAATTGATACCACATGGCCAAAGCTACACAACGACAGCCGGGCAGATCATCGAAGGGCCGGCTGAGATCGTCACACGATGGGAACCACATAATGCGTCGATCTGTGCAACGGGTGCAGATCCTAATTCTACTGTTCGTCGGTCGGCAGACCGGAAAGAGGTAACGAGAATGGACGAGTCTTTAATGAAGACTTTGGCCGGGCTCGGAGTGCCGGAAGGCATGACCGATCCAAGTTCAATCATTTCGTTTTTGGCTGGAAAGCTAAGCGGTGCTGTCGAGGAAGAATCCTCAGAGCAGACTCCGATGGGCGAAGTCGAAAACATGGCAACCATGGATGACAAGATGAGCGAAGAAATGAAGCGAGCCGATCCAGCGATGGAAGCGGCTGCTGTCGATTCGCAAGACAAGATCAAAGAAGAAGTCGCAAGGCAACTTCAAGCCGATAAGGTTCGTCGTCAAACAATCCTCAATCACTGCAAACTGGCTAGGCTGGAGCGAAGCTTTGCCGATTCGCTGATTGAAGATGAAACCGTTACCGTTGAAATCGCTCAAGAAAGGATCATCCGAAAGATGGCTTCACAACCACTAGGGGGAGCCGTCGAAGGCTCTGACTTCCGAGTTACTCAATCCGAACAAGATAAGTTCGAGGCTGCTGCTTCGGCTGGTCTTGTTCAGCGATGCTTCCAAGGTGGCGGAATCAAGCGATCCAAGCCAGATCAAGTCCAAGGGCAAGAGCACTTTGCCAATCTTGGCTTGTATCGACTTGCTGAGGCTTGCGTTCGTCGCATGGGCATCAATCCAGAGAGGTTCAATCGGCAAGACGTTGCACGCATGGCGATGGGCCATCAACCTACGTTTGACAGGCTCAGAGTCCAACGGGCAAACGAAGCCTACCACACGACCGGAAGCTTCGCCAACTTGCTTCTCGACGCGGCTAACAAGACGCTTCGCGCAGCCTACGAAGAAGCTCCCTACACCTGGAGTCTCTGGGCAAGGCAAGCGGCATCCGTTGCAGACTTCAAGAACATCAATCGAGTTCAACTTGGAGAATCAGGCAACCTCGAAATGGTTCCAGAAACCAAAGCCTATCCTGAAAAGTCGGTTGGAGATTTGAAGCGAACCTATCAGATTTCCAAGTGGGGTGCAGAGTTTACCGTGTCTTGGGAGACGGTCGTCAATGATGATCTTGATGCTCTGTCGCGTATTCCTGCAATGCAAGGCAACGCGGCTCGTCGAACTCAGGAGAAGGTCGTTTACGATGCTCTTTTAAGCAATCCGACGATGCCTGACACTTACAGCCTGTTCTCCGCTTCTCACCCAAGCGGCTCGAACGTCAGCGCAAGCGCGGCTGCTCCAAGCGTGCAGACCTTGAGCGATGGCTTCGAGGCAATGGGACTGCAAAAAGGATTGTCGAGCGATGTTTACCTAAACCTCGTCCCTCGAACCCTGCTGGTTCCGTTGAACTACTCAGCAACGGCTCTTGAGATCGTCAATAGCCAAAGCTACGCGGCATCGAACAACAACAGCGGCGTAGTGAACATCTACGGTGTCAATGGCGTTCGACCATTGCAAGTTGTGACGACTCCTTTGCTCGATGCGAACAACACAACCAACTGGTACTTGATCGCTGACAACGCTCAGATCGACACCGTTGAAATCACCTTCTTGCAAGGTGAAGAGTCTCCAGTGCTCGAAAACGAATGGGTGATGAGTAACGATGTCTATCGTTACAAGGTTCGTCAATCGTTCGCTGCGGCTGTGATCGATCATCGCGGCATCTTCGGAAACCGCTAACTAGCAACCAACAAAGAAAGAGGTGATACACTATGAGTGATTTACGAGATTTTGAGATTGTTTACGACGACTTCAATGGAGCAGTCGCGACGTTTCCAACGTCAGCAGATCCAGCGACTCCGTGGCTTGTCGCTGATACTTCGGCGGCTGGCACTCCTGTTTATACCAAGGGAACCAGTGACGCAACTTTGACGCTTGCGGCAACCAACGAAGTCGAGAATGTCTGCTTGTCATTTGGCGATGCTCTCGACATCGACATTGACGATATCCAACGTGTCGAGATGCGAGTAAAGATCAGTGCATCGACTTTCACCAGCGGCTCAATCTTGGCCTTCGGTGTCGGTTCTGCTCGCAACGATACGCTCGACAGCGTTGCTGCCAATGCTTGGTTCCGAATGGAGGGTGCCAACAGCACGACGCTCGTTTACTGCGAGTCCGATGACGGAGTAAATGACAACGACGACAAGTCGTCTGGCGTTACGCTTGGGACAAGCTATAAAGAGTTTGTGATTGACTTCACTGGTGGCAAATCCAACGTCAAGTTCTTCATCGATGGTCAGCGAGTCGCTTCGACCACGACCTTCGACATGTCGAACTACAGTGCGGGCTTGCAACCGATCATTCAGATCCAAAAGGCGGCCAACACAAATGCCAACGGCGTTGTCGTCGATTACGTTAAGATCGTTGCCAAGCGAGGCTAATCGATGAGTCTTGGCGACATGATCGAGCAAGACGCTAAAGACGTGTTTTGCAACCCGAATGATTTTGCAGAGCCAGTAGTTTACTACAAGGAAAACGGCAAAGCTCGGCACATCAATGCGGTTGTGATCCGTGACGCTTTAGCGATCTTGCCTGAGGACGGCGATACAATTACGCCAGTTTTTGAGGTTCATGTTGCTAACGATGGAATCGAAGGAATCTTGAGCGAAGAACTTAATCTCGGAGGGGATCAGATTGCTTTCTCTCCGAGGGTCGGTAAACAGGTCGAGCGTCGAACTGTTACCCGGTTGATGGGCCACGATAACGGGATGCTTCAACTAGAATGCCGTTAGCAGTCGTCGAACAAATCGCGATCGAAATTAAATCGCGTCTTGATGCGATGATTGCGAACAGCAACTACGCAACCGATGTTCGCGAAGTTGTTCGGCCAACGCGATTTGGTGACTTCACCCCCCAGGATCGGCAGATCATGCTGGTTCAAGGGCCACAGGAGCTTGTTGCTGAGTTGTCGCATCCAGGCAACCCACCAGCACAAGCCTACCGTCAGATATACCAGATCCGTTGTCACTTGATGCCAAGCGAGCGATCAACGGCAACGATTGACGAAGCATTGAACCAGTTTCAAGCGGACATCGTTAAGGCGATCGCAGGAGTGTCAAGCACATGGCACACCTTCGGCGGTCTTGCGAATGATGCACAGTTTATGAGTCCCGAATACGTTTCGGCTGATGGTGGTCTTGACGGCATCAACTGTCCGATCGCAGTCACGTTCCGAACCGATGAAAACGATCCAACCCAAGTGAGAGGCTAGCATGACGACAGAGATGAAAATCGATGTTGACCAAGCCTCTTTGCAACGGTTGACCGAAGCACTTGGAACATTCAAAGGCCATTTGAATAGGCACATGGCAACAGCGGTTAATCGCACGGCTAGAACCGTTGGAGTCGAAGCAGCACAGCAACTCGGCAAGGTTGTAAACTTCAAGTTGCACTCAAAAAACAAGTTCACGTCCAAGCGGTACACCAAGGCGGCAACACTGAAGAAGGCTGTTTGGCGCAAGCAGAATGCAACGGCTGACAGCCCACGGACAGCGGTTAAGCTTTGGGGCGGTCATCCCTTCCCGGTTCGTTGGCACGAAGCGTATGAGTTCCAACGCAAGCGAAAGAAAAAGACGGTATCGGAAGGCATCTACTACCGAACCCACGTTGGCGGCGGCTGGACTGCGGTTCTTGATGGCTTTCTAGTTCGTCAATGGGGCGGCCATGCTTACAAACGGCTTGAAGGATCGCGGTCGATTCGCAAGATCAAGGGCATGAGCCCAGGCGATTACTTCGACGAAAAGAACATTCCACAGGTCGCGGCCAAGGTCGCGGCTGAGCGATTGCCAATCGAGATTAAGCGACGCTTGCGAGACGTAACGATGGCGGCTCAGGGCAAAATCAAACTGCGTTCATCTCCAGATTTAGGGAACCTAACATGACTTTACTAAAACGAAAACGAGTCTTAGCGGCCAAAGTTGAAGCGACTCCGGGAACCGCCGAATCATTGACGGCGGGCGAAGCGGCTTTCAACTGCTACGACATCATGATTCAAACCGAAACGGAACTTGAGTCCAGGGAGGGCCAAGGCTCATTCGGGATGCGTGCCAGCGTGCCTGGTGGCTACAAGGGCAGAATCACGTTTAAGCACGACGCGTCATGGGATGGCACAGCAACCGAACCATCATGGGCCGATACGTTCTTGCCTGCTTGCGGTTGGGTTAAGTCCGGTCAAGTGTTTACACCTCGAACCGAAGCACCTGGAAGCAACGTCAAGACGCTGACTATTGGTGTCTACATCGATGGCGTTCTCAAACTGCTTCGAGGGTGCGTGGGAACCTTCAAGCTAAACTGCCCAAGCGGAAAAGCAGCATTCCTTGAATTCGATTTCATGGGCATTTGGCAATCGCCAACCGATACGGCAATTCTGACTCCAACTTACCCAACGGCTCAGCCTTTGCGATTCGCTACATCGACAACAACATGGAACAGCGTTGATCTTCTTGTCGAGAACCTTACCCTCGACAGCGGCAACACGATGATCCTCAGAGAGTCCAGCGGGACAGCAGCAGGATTCTCAGCGGGACTTATCACCAATCGAGTCGTGACGATCACAGGCAACCCGGAAGCTAAGACGGTTGCCACTCAAGATCGCTATGGTAAGTTACTCGACATGAGCGAACACGCTTTGACGTTCTCACTCGATGGGCCGACTAACAGCCTGATTACGATCAGTGCTCCTAAGGCTCAGATCCAATCGATCAGCGAAGCCGACCGGGAAAACATGGTGGTTGACGAAATCACCTGGCAGGCCAATCGAAACGGCTCAAGCGTCGACGAAGAATGCTCGATCACCTTTACCGCAGCGACCTAATAAATGCCGATCAGTTTAGAACCTGGCCAGACGTTTACCATCTGGCTCGATAGTGACAAAGACATTCCGCTTGCATCGAGGCCAGTATTCGATGCTAAAGCACAATCGATGCGACAGCAACGAAAGGTGCTCGAAGTGATCGATATCATCTTCAAAGATGGCGTAAGCATCGAAGATGTTTTCGACCAGACGCGGGATTGCTTGTTCGACTGTTTGGCAGGCTGGCGAAATGTCGGTCGCGATTTCTCGAAAGAATCGATCGAGGATCTA